AACAATGAGGACACAGTTGGACAGTTTGGAGAAGGGTATAAAATTGCTGCTCTTGTTTTGAACAGACTGGGGAAAACCTTCACGATTTACAACAATGAAAAAGGGGAAATCTGGGAGTCCAGATTTAAAAACTCTGAAAAATGGTTGGAAAAGATCCTCGCATTTTATGTGTACAAGCATGATACAGATAACTCTGGTTTATGTATCGAAGTTGGAAATGTTACACACGAGGAATTCAATAATTTATACAAGGTGTGGCTTCATTTGGAGAACTGCGATTATAGCAAAGCCGAGACAGAGTACGGCGAAATTATCTTGGATGAAGAATATGCCGGAGAAGTATATGTCAATGGATTGTTCGTGGATTGCAACAGTGATTTGAAATACGGGTACAACTTCAAGCCTAAATACATACGACTGGAGCGTGACCGAAAGACTTGCGATAGTTGGAATGTTGAAGAAATTACATCTCTTATGATTGCTGAAGCAATGGTAAAGGGAGACATTCCAATAGAGCAGGTTAGGAAAATGATTGAGGAACGTGCGGATGATGTATATCATTTTGAGTTCAATACTTACAAAAACGATGTGAAAAAAGTACAGGAAATGCTAATAGAATCGTTTGATAGTCAAAATCCACAGCCATACTCCATCCCAGTAGACTCACAGGAAGATGTGAAAAAAGTCAAAGCATATGGTGGAAATCCGGTAGTAGTTCCATCCGGAGTAGCGAAGCTGCTTAAAGAGGAAAAGGAAAAGCGTATTAAAACACTTATGGAAATACCATGCGCCAGTGTTATGACCTTAAAGGATAAATTCAATAGATGGTATGACATTTACGCTGAAAAACTTCCGCCAGAAGCGCAGGTGGAAATCAGAAACCTCATCGAAGAATTGGAGTGATTGATATGGACAAAATCGTAATCTGCAAGCAGTGCGGTAAGCCAGAATACTGGGGAGAAATGAGATGGCTGTCGGGAAGATGTACTTGCAGGAATTGTTACAAAGCAAACTGGCAGGACGAGAATCATTGCTTATATACATGGGATGATTTAGACGGAAAACGTCCAACAATGAAAGAGTACCAGGAACAGCAGGACGAGAGGTATCGTAATGGCAAAGATTGATATTTTTAATCCGGAAAGTAAATATGACATCCTCTACACGGACCCACCGTGGCAGCAAGGCAGGGGCGGAAAGAAAGCGGCCAGACCGAACAGCACCGGAACAACAGTACCATACGAGACAATGGACGTTCCCGGAATTATGGAACTGCACCGCTATGTCACAAACGAACTCATGAATGAAAAGCACAATGTATTCATGTGGACGATAGACAAGTACCTGCCGCAGACAGAGGAAATCATGAGCCTGCTTGGATATAAACTCCACGCAAGGCTGATATGGGATAAGGGCAACGGACCGGCACCCGCCTACACGGTGCGCTTCGCACATGAGTACCTGCTCTGGTTCTACAAGAAGGGGAATATCATCCTCCCGGACAAGGACAAGCGTGGAGCATTCTCCACGGTACTCAGAGAGAACAGCAAACGGCATCACAGCCAGAAGCCGGAATGTGCCTATCAGATGTTAGAAACATTTTTCCCACAAGCAAAGAAACTGGAACTCTTCGCAAGGGCGGAGCGTGACGGTTGGGACCAGTGGGGAAATGAATTATAAAACCAAAGGAGGAGTAACAACATGGAAACAGTCACAACATTAGACGACAGGGTCAGAGCCTTCAAGGTACTGCTCGACAAGAAAGATGAATTAGCAGAGCAGACCAAGGCAAACAATGAGGAACTCAAAAACCTCGAACAGGAAATCGCACAGCAGATGGTGGATGAGGAAAAGCCGGATACTACGGTGGATGGCTTCAAGTACAGCCTGCAGGAGAAAACGAGATACTCCAAGATTTCAGAAGAAAAGCTGATGGAAAAAGGTCTGGTATTCTTCGATGTCTTGAGAGAGCAGGGATTCGGACACCTCATCACGGAAAGAGTAGATCCACGAACCCTCGACTCTGCGATGAACAATCTGGCGGCCGAGAACGATGGAGAACTGCCGGAAGAAATGGCAGAGGTACTCTCCGTTTATTCGGAACTTAAGGTATCCAAGAGAAAAGCCAACACCAAGGCTCTGAACAGAGCAAAGAAAGCACAGGAGGTATAAAGATGGACTACGAACAGATGGAAATTGACATCACACTGGAAAGTGACCGTGACCTTAAAGAGAATATGCAGGCGACTGCCAAGTTCGCACTGGGGCAGATTATGGAGTATCAGCACCCGACCAAGGTAAAGAACCGCCATGAGGGATACGGCATCGCAGCAGAGGGATATGCGTCCCTGCAGGGCAAGATGAAATCCACCAAGACAGATATGGATGATCTCTTAAAACTCCTGCCGAATGGAGACGGCGATGTCCTCAATGTAATCGGCAGCCTTTACAATTCAGCGGTTGAGGTAGCTGTGGAGTCCATCAAACTGGCAGCGCAGGCACAGAGGATCATGGACGACCTCTACTACGGAGAGAGCGGAAAGCCGACACCGATGGAAGAATACATGGACGAGCAGGAAGCAGGAGCGTCAGAGGACGATGGCTTCGAGGAAGCAGACAATAACAAAGAAGATGTAGAGGAAATGGAGGAATAAGACATGGCAAAGAATGAGGTAGCAACAACAGATAAGAAGTTTGAACTGGTCACGCTGACCGGAGAACTGGCGGAGGCGATTGCAGAGGAAATGGACGGACTGGGAAGTATCCCATTCGAGAGGGCAAAGATTCCGAGCGGTGGTGGTCTGGCATTTGAACTTCCGGGAGAGACAGAGGACGAGCCTGTGATGAGCACGGAACTCACAGGAGTAATCCTCCACCATCATCCGGTAAACGCATACTGGGCAGAACAGTACAGTGGCGGAAACGAGCAGCCGGACTGCTCAAGTTATGACGGAAAGCAGGGAGTGGAACGTGAGACAGGAGAAATCCACGACTGCAGCAAGTGCCCGCATAACCAGTTCGGAAGTGCCGGAGCGGGAAAAGCCTGCAAGAACATCCACAGATGTTACATCCTGCAGGAAAGCAACCCTGTACCGATTATCCTTGCATTACCACCGACCTCTCTGAAATACATCAGAGATTACATCGGCAAGCGAATCCTCCTCAAAGGACTCCGCTGCTACGAAGCGGTAACCAAGATCACGCTGAAAAAAGAAAAGTCAGCAGACGGCATTACATATTCCAGAGCGGCCTTCACATTTGTTAGTAAGCTGACGGACGAACAGAAAGCCGAAGCCAAGGCAATGGCGGAGAATGTAAAAGCCATGGCAGGCAATATCCCGGAAGTAGACGAAGCAGACTACAACGCCGGAGCCGCCGTGGATGCGTCAGAGTTTCAGAATGTAGACGGAGACGCAAATCTGCCGTTCAACTAAGGCAGACCAAGCCAGGAGCGGAAACGCTCCTGGTATTATCCAAAGGAGGCACAGTATGCAGATATTATTTGATAACTGGACCGGCAGATACGATGACGAATGCTTAATGCCGGGAGATATCGTGGAAGCGGCTATGGTTTACAACTTTAGAGAGAACGCAGGAAACCAGACGGATACTATGATCCAGATGAGCGAGGTTGCAGACATCGTAGGCAATCTGCCAATCTATGACACCATATACAAAGAGAACAGATACTCGCCATGGAAGTACGCAGGACAGTGCTATCCGGGAGAGTTACAGAATAGAAATCCGGCACTCATGCCGATGTGCTATATCTGCAGCAGATACAGGGCAGATACCAGAGAGGAACTGGAAGAAAACATCAGAGTGGCGAAGTGGGCAGCAAATAAGGTAGTCAGTGAAGGGAAGATACCGATTGCACCACACCTTTACTTCCCACGATTTATGGATGACTCCATCGCCAAGGAGAGATACTTCGGAATGGAAGCAGGTAAGCGTCTGATGATGCAGTGCAAGGAATTCCTCGTAGTGACCGTGGATAATGTGATCAGCGAGGGAATGAATGAGGAAATCGACTACATGACGAACAAACTCATGATGCAGGGCAAGTCAATCAATTTCACAAGACTTGGACTGGAACAGGTAATACTTAGTAGATTGGAGCGATAATATGCAGCAGGCAGCGGAGGTCGATTTAGACCGTCTGGTAGATTATAAAACTGAATACTGCTCCGTTATTAAAAAGCACAAGATCACAGGCGACAACCTCACAGGTCTGTGTCCGTTCCATGACGACCGTGCCAATTCATTCTCGGTAGACTTAAAGACCGGAATGTGGCACTGCTTCGCAGAGGATGAGGGCGGAAACTTCGTCACATTTTATGCAAAGCTGAATGGACTGGATACCAAGGAAGCCTATAAGCAGATACTGGAAAAGTATGGAGCATTGAATGAGCCGCAGGAGAAACCAAAAGAGAAGAAACCAGGACTGGATCACTACACCGTGTCCCAGTATTCATTTGAGAAGCGTCTCCCAGAGGACTGGCTGAAAGAGCAATGCTGCCTGCAGACAAAGAAAGACCGAAACGGAGTCCAGTATTTATACATACCATACTTTGATGCAGAAAGAAATCTGGCACTGCACCGTAAGAGATACGGCGGAAAGCAGTTCCGGTGGGAATATGGAAAGACAGACAGGCTGTGTATGTATGGATTATGGCAGATAGAAGCCATAAGGAATATCGGATACGCAGCACTGGTCGAGGGCGAGAGCGATTCTCAGTCCATGTGGTACATGGGAATCAGCACACTCGGAATACCGGGAGCGTCCATGATGCGGGCAGACTGGGCAGGAGTCCTGCAGGATTTGAAACTTTACATCCATGTAGAGCCAGACAAGGGCGGGGAAGCATTCCTCGCCAAAGTCACAAGGGCACTCCGGGAAGGAAAGTTCGTAGGAGAAGTATACAAATGGAGCTGTCGTACACTCGGATGCAAGGACCCATCGGAAGTTTATATGAAGTATGGCAAAGAGGAAGCGGCCGAGAAGATCCGAAAAGCAATCAGCAACGCAGAGCAGATAGACATCGAGGAAGATAACATCCCGGAAGCGGTCGAGGGAGCACCTGTGAACTTAAGGCAGCCGGAAGGTTGGATTTATTCAGAAAAGGGAATCAGCGTGATCGATGAAAAGAAGTATGCACCAGTCATGGTATGCAGAACCCCGATTATTATCACGCAGCGACTGCGGAGCATGGAAACAGGAGAGGAAAAGATAGAGGTAGCATTCAAGAGGGATGGGCAGTGGCACAAGGCAATCTACCCACGAAGTACCATCTTTACATCCAGAGCTATCACGGCACTGGCAGACTTAGGATGCACCGTCACATCGGAGAATGCAAAGCACATCGTAAAATTCTTGGCGGCACTGGAAGCCGAGAACATAGACATCATAAAGAAAGCAGACTCCACAAGTACATTCGGATGGCAATCCGGAAAGCGGTTCGTGCCGGGGCATGACAAGGATATCGTTCTGGACATTGACCCATCGCAGAGGGGCATGGCAGCGGCATACTGCCAGAACGGAACAATGGCGGACTGGCTCAAAATGATAAAGCCACACCGAAGCAGAGACAAGTTCCGGTTCATATTGGCGGCCAGTTTCACAGCACCGCTCCTGCGGATCATAAAGCAGCGAATATTCTTCGTGTACAACTGGGGCGGTTCAAAAGGCGGAAAGACCGCAGCACTTAAGGCAGCACTCTCCGTATGGGGCGACCCGGAAAGACTGATGGTAAATTTTAATGCAACGCAGGTAGGCTTGGAGAGAACCGCATCCTTTTACTGCGACCTTCCGCTCGGAATTGATGAGCGACAGTTGGCAGGAAATAACCAGAACTCGCTGGAGAAAATCGTGTACATGATCGCCAGTGGTACAGGAAAGATACGAGGTGCAAAGAGCGGTGGTATCCAGGCAACACAGACATGGAGAACCGTGGCACTGGCAACCGGAGAAGAACCACTATCAACAGAAACATCGCAGACAGGTGTAAGCACCCGTGTGCTTGAAATATACGGCGGACCATTTGACGATGAGAGGGAAGCCTCCGTCATGCATCAGCAGTCTGGAATGAACTGCGGATGGGCGGGACCGGCTTACATCGGAATGCTCCTGCACACAGACGAGAGAAGCATCACGGAGAAATACGATGAAATGATGCAGTATGTATACCAGATCAGCAAAGGAAAGAGCGGATCACACATAGCGGGCATCGCAGCGGTGGCACTGGCAGACGCAATCATCGACACATGGGTATTTAATAACGGAGAATGGCTGAAACGGTACGAAAATGGAGAATTTGATACGGAATCAGCCAAAACAAACACGGAAAACCTGCAAATCGACCCGGAATCATGGGAAAGAGCCAAAGAGATGGCAAGGAACATCCTGCAGGAGCAGATGAACGCAGACACCGGAGATGTAAACGAGAATGCCACGCAGTACATCGTGGACTGGATACTGTCAAACAAGGACAGCTTCGGGGAGAAAGCCTTCGGAACGTGCCTTGGCATGATCCAGAACAAGAACGCATACATCTTCCCATCCATGCTGACGCAGGCACTCACGAAAGCAGGGTACTCATCCAGAAAGACACTGAAATACCTCGCAGATAAGGGTCTGATCGGAGTATCAGTCCTTAAGGATGGCAGCACCAAGAACTCCGTAACAAAATGGTTTAACAACCGAAACTGCCGCTTTGTGGAATTCCACCTGGGCGACCTCGCAGAGGAAAAGGACCCATTACTGGAGGAGGAAGAAATCGCAGAGCAGATGAAACCGCAGCAGATGAATCTGCCGGGAATGGGTGATGGATGGCAGACCATACCCGATGAGGAAGCAGATAAGCTGCCGTTCAATTAGTCACAGAATTTGCGATTTAGTCACAAAAACCATGGAGCAGAAAAAATTGTGTGACTGGAAATTATGTGACCAAAATCGCTAAAAAGTTATAAAAAACCTTAAAAAACCGCACACCTAAAATTAGGTGTTTAGTTAGGTGTTCGGTTAGGTGTTTAGTAAAAAACCCAGTAAAATCAAGGCTTTTAATAACATCTAAACACCTAAAACACCTAAATCACTATTTTTATTGTATTTACGGAAAATTGTGTGACTGCATGAAGGGTTAGTCACAGAAATCGCTAAAAAAACATGGTGTATATCAAAAATTAGGTGTTAGGTGTTTAGTAACCCCGACAAAGCCAGTAAAATCAAGGGTTTCACAGTGAACACCTAAATGAACACTTAGGTGTGCGGTGGAAAAATCGGGGCATTAGGTGTTCGGAGAAAGAAAGGGTGGTGCGAATGGACAACGAGAGCAATCCAAACGATGAAGAAAAACTGAAATCGTTACTGGAGACACTGAGGAAGAATGATGAAAAAGTGCCAAAGGAACTCCTTCGGACAAAGTACAAAAAGCCGTACCGGGAACTGAAGGAAAGCATCAAGGAAGTGGCAGACCGGATGCTGAACGGCAGAATCCGAGAGGGAATCGTCATAAAGACGGATGAAGCCGGACAGGTTCTCATTAAGCAGATCCAAACAACGCTCGATGAGAAAAGGAATGCAGGAACAGGAAAGGAACTCGGCAGGGCACTCTACAAAGAATACAGTCTGGAAAAGTTCCTGCAGATTGTGGAAGAAATCAGAACCGCAATCTGGAATCTGTGGATACCTTACTGGCAGGAGCACTGTTGCTTATATGCAGCACCGGAATGCTTCGAGGAAAACGGACCGCCACCGAAGATTTACAACGATTTGACAAAAGAGTTCCTTGTAGACCAGGAACAGAACATCTGGAAGAAGAAACCAGAGTGGGAAACAGAAAGCAGAATGATCATCACAGCCGGAGCGTGCCACATTTTGGCTGAGGGATTAAAGAATAAGGAGGAAGCAGATGGGATGCAAAGCAGCGATACCAACAGATGAGTACCACGGATGGGAGTGCGAAATAACAGAGGGAGCGTGTATGTTTTTACACCCAGATAGTAAAAGATGTGCCAAAGAATACGGCGAAGGACCAGATGCAGTAGAACAGGAGGAGCAAAACAATGGATAACAGACAGGCAAACATCAACAGATTTGAAGCAGAGATGGCAAAGGTAACAAGAGACGGAGTGGACAAGCTGATGGCATTTATCAGAAAGAGTGATATGTACGCAGCACCTGCAAGTACCAGATTCCACCTTTCAGTGACAGGCGGACTGTTGCAGCACTCACTCAATGTACTGGATGCACTGAGGGCGAACCTCACAAAGAACGATGACGGCACATACTCATACGAGGTCGCAGGAGTTCCGGCAGCCAGAGTGACAGAGGAAAATGTGATCATCATGGCACTGCTCCATGACATCTGCAAGACCTACTTTTACACAACGGAAATCAGAAACCGCAAGGTCAATGGAAAGTGGGAGCAGTACGAAGCATTCGCAGTGGACGACAAGATTCCATACGGTCACGGAGAAAAGTCTGTAATGATGATCGAGGAATATATGAAGCTTCAGCCAGTAGAAAGATATGCAATCAGATGGCACATGGGATACACCGAAGCCGACACCTTATCATTCAACAATGCAATCGACAGATACCCGATGATCTGGGCACTGCATTCCGCAGACACACAGGCAAGTCACTTCATGGAAAACAATGAGGGGAACAAGCCGGCATACGCAGACAACGGATCAGCGGAATACGCAGATCAGCCGACCATGCAGGAGGCAACCGCCCCAGTATTTGAGGAGGCGACACCAGTATGAGCATGATGGAACTGCTGTCCCAGATGAGAGAGCGAGCCAGGGCGAAAAAGGAAAAGAAGAAAAGCCTGCCATGGTTCTGTATCATCATTTCGGATAAATGCAAAGAACCGGATAAGCCTTGCACCGAGTGCGGGGTTTATCTGGAGCACAAAGATGAAATCGAAAAGGAGATGGAAAGACATGATCATCAAAGTAATACCGAAACCGGAACACGGAAAAGAAGCAGCACTGATTACTGATAAGACTGGCAAATATGTACGAGCCGTCACGATGGCAGGCGACCTCGCAGAGGAAGTCGCAAAAGGAAATATGTACTTCAATGCCATAGAGAAAGACGGAAAACTCCACATCACAGGGAGAGTGTCCGCCAGATTTTAAGGAGGCAGACGATGACAGCAAAGAACGCAGAAGGGTATCCAGACCCAACAGCAGAGGAAGCAATCCGCCATGTAATGCGTGGCGGAAAACAGGATTATACCTCCTTCAGAACCTACGAGGAACTGCAAGACTACACCATAAAGCATAACAAGGGTATAAACACCAGAGAAGCGGCCGACAAATTCATCCGGGAGAAGATGCCGAAGGAAAGCTACTTCCAGAAGAAAATCCTCGACTGGATAAAAGACAACGCACCAAATGCCATCGCATGGAAAGAAGCAGCCGGCCCGTACTCCAGACAGGGAATCCCGGACATTACCTGCATCATCAATGGCAGGTATTACGGATTTGAGGTCAAGCGGCCATTCATTGGGGTACTAAGCAAAATACAGGAGCAGACGATAAAACAGATCCGCAGAGCAGGTGGCAGAGCATGGGTAGTCACTTCGGAAAAGGAAGTAGCAGAAATCCTGCTGCCGGAACTGACACAGAAATAGCAAGGGAGCAAACAGAATGAGAGTAGCAATCGAACAGAGAAAAGCAACTGACTGTGGCGGATATTACTGTATGCCGCTGAAGGTAAATGTGCCAACAGGACGCAAGAACTGGAAGCTGACCAAGTGCCCAGAGTGCGGTGCACAGTGTTGGGAACTGCCACTGGCAGAAGTAGCCAAGGCGCAGGGAGCAAAAGGACTCTGCACCATGTGCGCCTTAAAGAAGGGAGTGAGCGGAAGATGAGAGTAAAAATAAAGCCAGTCAATGATATGGCGGTGTCTGACGAACACCTCAACATCATAATCCTCAAAAAGCCAAAGCGCAGATACAGACAGATTATCAAGGCATATTACAGAAGAATGCAGAAGAAGGAAGTGAAAGAATCGTGAAAGCAATAACAGTATGGCAACCATGGGCAACGCTATTGGCGACTGGGCAGAAACATAACGAAACACGGTCATGGAAAACAAGCTATCGTGGAGAAATCCTCATCCACGCAGCCAAAACAGACCACAGTGGAATCTTGCTACATATCCCGATGGAAGAATTGAAGCACTTCCAGGACGCAGGTGTAGTAAATAAACTACCGACAGGAGCAATCATCGGGAAAGCAAATCTCGTGGATTGTTTCCAGATCGATGAAGCCTATCGAAGAAAACTGCAAAGAGAGAATCCGGCAGAGTTAGCATTCGGAGATTATACCATCGGCAGATACGCATGGGTAATGGCAGATGCAATATTATTCAATAAGCCAATTCCGGCAAAGGGAAAGCAAGGACTGTGGAACTGGGAAGGAGATGTACAGGATGAACGATGATGAAAAGTGTTGCTGCGGAAACTGCCTGCACCACAGACCATCATGGGAAACAGGACATCTGAGCGGGTGGCACTGCGATAACTTCATGGCAGACGCATACGGATGTGATACAGAGTACGATGATGGAGAAGAATGTCCAGATTTTGAAAGCAAGAGGTAGGTAAACCATGTGGAAGATTTTTATTTCCACACTATATCTGAGCACATTTACTTTTGGAGGGGGTTACGTCATTG